GCCGCGCGCACCAAGAGCCGTAAAGAACGCGACCGAGCGCGCAAAGCCTCGTTGCGACGAGCCCAGGGCGCCAAGCCGCGCGGCGAATATCTGGCGGCAAGCCTCAGCCGATCGCAACCCTGGAAAGCGCTCGGCATCTCGAGGCGCACATGGGAACGCCGCCGCAAGTCTCACACTGACGCATCTCCGGCTACAGCATAAGTCTTATATAGCTGTAGGCGCAGTTGCGTCATCTCGATGGTGCGTTGCCGACCAGGCCGCCATCCCGCACCCTGAGCCACCATGCACCAGTCAACCGAGATCGTCCCCGTAAGCGAGCCCATCGCACCGGACGAGCCGAAATCAGAAAAAAAAACCAGGATATCGAAGCGGATAGCTGAGGTCGTAAATCTCCTGATCACCGGCGAGTGTCAGACCATCAAGGACGCCGCAGAGCGCGTCGGTATGCATCCAAACTACCTCTCAGGTGCGCTCAAGAAACCTGAGATAAGGGTATTTTACGAGCAAAGAGCGCGACAAAGCATCAGCGCTGGCGTCATGAGAGCCTCGGCGCGGCTCATTCACCTCGTCGACGCCAGCTCCGAGCATGTTTCATTCGACGCAGCCAGGCATGTGCTCGGTATTGCAGGCATCAAACCAGCCAGCGACGCGCAAGTGTCTGTGAATGTGGACATAAAGGCCGGGTACGTCATTCAACTGAGCAACCCGGACAAGCAGACCGAATAGTGGACTATCGGTGGAAAGATGAAAAACACCAACGATGCCAATGACAAGCGCTCCCTACGCGAGGGCGCGCCGCGTAATCAGCCATTAGTCGCGGGACCTCCCGCCGGCAGGTCGAGGTTCGGCGCGCGGCTGAGCGGAGCCGGTGGGGAAAAATCGAGGGATTTCGCGGCGCCTCCATCCCGCTCTCACCACTTCCCATCAAACCATCGGGTCCCTGCCGTGAATTTTTTTCCTGCCACTGACGCCGATGAACTGTACGGCCGCAGTCCCGTCATGGCCGCATTGCCGGATTTTCACGCATGGAGTGAACTGCCTGACGCCGAGCGCGCCGCCGCAATCCGCATTTTTTGCCCCTGAAAGGACGCTGCAATGTCTGACGAGCCGAAAGTGAACCGCGATCTGGTGAAGCTTCTCGAAAGCGTGCTGGCCGATGCCAAGTCGGGCCGGGTCGTGGCCGGTGCGGTGGTTGCCGTGCTCGGGCCGTCGAGCGCGGTAGCGTTCTCGGCGATGGGCGCACATCCGCTTGAGATCATCGGCGCCGCGAAGCTGTTGCAGGACGACGTCGGGGCCAAGCTGCGCGAGGCGATGGCGGCGCGGAACCGGGTGCTGCGGCCGTCGCTGCCGGGGCTTCCGGGCGGTTCGCCGCTGCGGCAGTGATGGACGCGCGGGAAGGGTAGGCGGATGGCCGACGAAGCAAAGGTCGTCACGATTCGCGGTGACAAAGTGCTGTTGCCCGGCGCGCCGGCCTCCGAGGACGTTATCGACTATCTCGAAAAAACGCTGGAAATGGCGCGATCCGGCGAGGTGCAAGGAGTGGCTATCGTCCGGACGCACGGCGACGGCTGCACCACCTACCACATTTCGGGTCGCCGGGCGCGCGGCACGCTCGGCGCAATAGAACTCGTCAAGGCCGAATTTGTCGCCGAACTGCTGGCCGAAAAATGATTGAGCGCGACCCGGCGACGGGCCTACCCATCTTCGAGCCCGACGGCGCGACCATCCACCGGTTCATGCTCGATCGCCGGTCGCGGGTGAAGATCATCCAGGGGCCGCAGGGCTCGGGCACCTCGTCGGCGTGCTGCCTGCACCTGTTCCAGATGGCGCTCGCGCAGCCGAAGCAGGAAGACGGCCGCCAGCGGTTTCGCGCCCACATCTTCCGCGAGACCTACCCGAAGCTCGAGGAAACCGCGATCAAGACTTGGCTCGATTGGTTCAAGCCCGGCACCGGACCAGGCCAGTTCGGCATCTTCTACGAGACGCGGCCCTACCGCCACGAAATTCGCGTCGGCCCGCTCGAAATGGACGTCACGTTCATGGCGATGGACGATATCGCCGACGCCAAATCGTATTTCGATTCGCTCGAGACCTCGGCGATCTGGTTCAACGAAATCCAGCACGCGCAGTTCAAGGTGGTGACACATGCCGCCTCGCGCGTGTCGCCGCCGCGCTATCCGGCCAACAAGGACGGCGGCTGCGCCTGGGGCGGCCTGATCGGTGACACCAACGCGCCGCCGGCCGACCACTGGATTCCGATCATGCGCGGCGACACCCCGCCGCCCGACTGGATGACCGACGACCAGCGGAAATCGCTGGTCAAGCCGGACAACTGGTCGTTCTACCTGCAGCCGCCGGGCCTGCTCGAGATATTCGACGCAAGCGGCGCGCTGGTCGGCTACAAGCCGAACCCTGCAGCCGAAAATCTCAAGCATCTGCACGCCGACGGCATCGATCCGCTCGACCCGGTCCAGAATTTCTACATGCAGAAGCTCGGCGCGCAGACCAAGCAATGGATCGACAGCTACATCATGAACCGCTCGGCCGTGGTGGTCGACGGCAAGCCGGTCTATCCGCAGTTCCGCCGCGACGTGCACGTGAGCGACCGGCCGCTCGAACCGATCAAGGGCATCCCGGTCGGTGTCGGCCTCGACTTCGGGCGCCAGCCGGCGGCGCTGATCGGGCAGACCATGCGCGGCGACTGGTTCATTCAGCGCGAATTTATCGGCCGCGACATGTCGGCGGTCGAATTTGCGCCGCTGCTCAAGACCTATCTGGTGCAGCAATATCCCGGCTACTCGTTCCAGTTCTGGGGCGACCCGGCGGGCCAGCAGCGCGGCCAGGCCACCGACAAGACGCCGTTCGAGGTCTTCAACGAACATGGCATGTACGTCCGGCCGGCGCCGAATCCGCAGAACCAGCGCACGGTGCGCTATGAGGCGGTCAATGGCGTCCTGATGCGGCGCTCGCAATCGGGCCGGGCGTCGTCGATGCTGGTCGATCCGCGCGCCACGACGTACATCACCGGCATGTCGGGCGGCTACTACATGCGCCGGGTCCGCGTCACCGGCGAGCGCTACGCCGAGGAACCGGAAAAGAACCAATACAGCCACGTATGCGAAGCCGGCGAGAATCTCCTGCTCGGCGGCGGCGAGGGCAAGGCGGTGACCATGGGCAATGCGCCGCGACAGCCGGTGCGGATGTACAAGCGCAATCGCGATATGCGCCGAATCTCGGCATGATGATCTTCGACCCCGGCGCCGGTGAGCCGACGCAGTGGTACGTCTGCTTCTGCCGGCGCGCGGCGACCCGATGGCTGGAACGACTGCCGGTCGGCGAATTCAAACACGTCCGCGCCTTCGGTTGCGTGCCGGCGATCAACACCTGGATATTTTTCGATCCGGCGCTTGACCACACGACGATCCGTGTCGCGCGCGGCGCGGCCGCGGAATTGTTGATGGCGCAATGGCTGACCGACAGCGAAGTTGTCCGGATGCCGATTGTTTCACGTGAAATCCTTTGGCCGCGTCTCGGCGGCTGGTGCGTGCCGCAGATCAAGCATCTGCTCGGCATTCGCAGCGGTGCGTTGCGGCCTAATGCTCTCTTGCGAGACTGCCTGCGTCACGGAGGCAGGACCGTCTCGCAAAATGAAAGCGCCAACGCCCACGCTGCCGCCGCCTGATCCGCTCGTCGCCCAGGCGCAGCAGACGGCGCAGACCAATCTTCTCTCGGGATTGCAGACCCAGGCGCGAAGCGACACGGCGTCGCTGATGGCGCAATACGGCGCGATGTCGTCGGCCTACGGCGCCGGCTCGCCGAGCGCGGCGCTCACCGGCGCGCTGCCGGCCGCCGGGAAGGCGGCTTGACATGGCCGCCAAGACCGCGCCGCCGCCGCCGAAGCACGAACTCGACGAGGAGGCCAACGACCGCATTGCCGACGCCCGGCTGCAGAAAATGCCGTTCGAACTCGACATGCGGGAGTGCTATTTCTTCACCGATCCGCTGCGCACCCGGCAGGTCAATTCGCTGTCGCTGCCGCCGCAGGTCCCGCTTCACGACGACGGATTCCTGCAGACCTCGACCGGCTACGAGGTCACCGAGGATTTCGTCAACGAAGCCATCAACACGTTCATGCCGCAGAACGAGAATTGGTCCGAGCGCGCGGCCGGGATGTTCGCCAAGACGCTGCCCGATGCGGTGCTTCAGGAGATTCGCGAGGGCGACAACACGATCTTCAAGGCGATCAAGGGCTGCAATTTCTATTCAGAGCTTGGCAAGGCCGCCTATCCCGACCTCGCCATCGGCACCATGGCGCTGTGGATTACCGACCCCGGCGCGGCGCGCAACATCCAGTGCCTCGCCACGCCGCTCCGCGAACTCGAAATCAACCTCGGGCCCGACGGCATGGTGGATGACCGCTTTGCGGTCCGCTTCACCAAGAACCGCTACGTGCGCAAGCTCCTCGGCGGCTCGATCTACGACAAGATCCCGGCCGACCTGAAAGAGGAAATCGAGGCCGCGCCGACCAAGCCGAGCGAAGTCCGCTGGGGCTACTGGCGGCTGTGGGACGAGGTCGGCGATGAGACATGGCGGCACGTCGCCATGATCAAAAACCGCGTCGTGCATTCGGCGCGGCTGGTCGGCGAGGGGTCGTGCCCGCTGGTCGTGACCCGGTTCGGCGCGACCTGCGATTGGGCGTTCGCGCTCGGCCGACTGCTTCGCGCGCTGCCCGAATTACGCCAGATCGACGAACTCGAAGGCCAGAAGGTCGCACACATCGAACTCAACCTGACGCCGCCGATGGCGTTCCCCGATGACAGCTTTGCCGCGATCGAACAGGGTTTGGAGCCCGGCGAAGGCTATCCGGTGCGCGTCGGGTCGGAGAACGCGATCAAGAAAATCTACGATCCGGGGCCGCCGGAACAGGGCGTCTACCTGATCGACGACAAGATCAAGCGCCTGCGCAAGATGTTCTACGTCGATTATCCGGAGCAGCGCGGCGACACCCCGCCGACGCTCGGGCAATGGATGGACGAACTCGCCCGCGCGCAGCGCCGCATCGGCTTCGCCGGCATGTCGTTCTGGCTCGAAGGCCCGGCGCAATACTTCCTGCGCTTCAAGTATCTCCTGGAAAAGCGCGGCGTGCTCAATCCGGTCAAGGTCAACGGCAATCTGGTGGCGCTGCATCCGGTCAACCCGGCACAGCGCGCCGCGGAGCAGCAGGACATCGCCATGGCGGTGCGCTTCATCCAGATCGCCGGCCAGGCGTGGCCCGAGGAGTTCAAGGCTTACATCGACGGCCGCGCTTCGATGATCGCGCTGTTGCAGAAAATGCGGGTGACACTGCTCAAGATCAGGCCGCAGAAAGACGTCGACGCCGCGATCAAGCAGATTGCGCCGCTGATCTCCGCGCATCTCGGCGCCAAGGTCAGCCCCGGCGAGGCGCAGAACGCAACGGCGCTGCAATGAGCGAACAGTCCGAATACGACCAAAAGAGCTTTGAGGAAGCGTGGAACCGCGTCGGCCGCACGCGCGATGGCCGCACCGTCTACCTGCATCTGCAAAAGATCGTCGAGGCGATTGCGACCGACACGGACAGTGGTGCGTTGCGAGAGAATTTGGGTCGAAGGAAATTGGCCGCTGAAATTCGGGCAGCGATGTCCGAAGGGGTGAGAGCACAAGACCCGAGCATCAATGAGCGACCAACCGTCTACACCTTCGCCAAGCCCGTCTCCGTCGCCAGCCCCCGCCCCCGCGGCGCCGGCCGTCGTGTCGCCGACTGGCCACCCGGCACCCCAGCCGACGCCCCAGGACCCGGCAACACCGGTTAGCGCTCAGCGTCCGCCCTACGTCCTCAACAGCGAATGGGATTCATCGTCCGGCAAGGTCCGTGACGACGTGTTCGGCCAGCGCGTCAGCGATCTGATGGCGCGTGACGCCGAGGCGCAGATCCGCAAGCAATCGCTGCCGACTGCGCCCGACAAGTACGAGGTCAAGCTGCCGGCCGACTTCAAGGCGCCGGCAGACGTCAAGTTCGAGCTTGACAACAACGATCCGCTGCTCGGTCGCGCCCGCGAACTGGCTCATCAGCGCGGCCTCACGCAGGAAGAATTCTCCGATTTCCTCGGCGTCTATGCCGCCAGCAAAATCGGCGAGCAGCAGCACCTTGCCACCGCGCGCGACGCGCAGATGGCGCTTCTCGGCTCGGCGGCGAACCAGCGCATCGATGCGGTCGAAACGTGGCTCAAGGCCCGCGTCGGCGTCAAGGCCGACGGCATCGTTGCGCAACTGAAGAATTTCCCGGTCGCCGCCTACGTCGAAGCCTTCGAGGAAATCGTACGGCAGTTCTCGCATCAGGGCAGCTCGCAGCCGAACAACAGCAATCGCGCCCAGCAAGAGAACAACGGCGAGATTCCCGGCTACGCCGGCATGACCTTCGAACAGAAGCGCGCTGCGCAGGACGTGCGCAACGGCCGCGTGATCCAGCCAACGGGAAGGATGGCCGCGGGCGGCCGATGAGGGGAACTAAGCTATGACCATCAACGTCTCGATCACCGCACCGGTCACGCTGGCGCAGTACGCCAAGACGCTGCCCGAGAACGATCCGAGCCGCGTGTTCGTCGAGAACATGGTGATGGAATCCGACCTGATGGCCGCGATCCCGATCCTGCCGGCCAACATGGGCAAGCGCGCGTTCATCGACATCGCGCAGACCCCGACCGTCGGCTTCCGCAACATGAACACCGCGGCGTCGAATATCTCGGGCGACTTCAACCTCCGCGAGGAAGACACGTTCTTCATCGACGAATATGTCATGGTCGACCGCGCGCTGGTCGACCGCCTCGGCAACGAACACCAGTACCGCCAGGAGAAGCTCGCCAGCACCGCGCTCGGTCAGCTTTTCTCGCAACAGCTCATCAAGGGCGACGGCACGGCCACGCTCGGCACGCCGACCGGCTTCCAAGCCCGCTGCACCCAACTAAACTACAATTGGATGCACAATTCGGCCTCCTCGGGCGGCGCGGCGCTCTCGCTCGCGAACCTCGACATCCTCTATTGGATGGTCAACAAGCGCACGCACTTCGTCGTGCCGCGTACCTTGATGCCGTATTTCGACGCCGCGGCGCGCAACAACACGCTGGTCAACCAGACCGTCAGCTACGCCAAGGACGATTTCGGCCGGACCATCATCAAGTACAAGGACTTGCCGTTGCTGTTCGGCTACGAGCCGGACGATACGCCCGACATGCTGCCGATGACGGAAGTCGCGTCGGGCGGCGGCTCGGCGGTCACCGGCTCGATCTACTGCGTATCGCTCCGCGACGGCGGCGCCTACGCGATCGAACAGACCCCGCTCTCGGTCATCAACGAGGGTCTGGTCGTCGGCCAGCCGTTCTACTCGATCCACATCAAGTGGGACTGGGGCATCGCGCGCGAGCACCCGCGTTCCATGGCGCGGCTCGATTCCATCGCCGTCGGCGCGATCACCGCCTAACCGGCACTGAGGGGAGACCACCGCAATGGCAATCGCACAGAATACGCTTCCCGCAGTCCCGCCGGACTTTACGCTGCCGCTGGACGCCTCGTTGCAGTTCGCCAGCACGCAGACGCTCACGGCGACCGGCTACGTCAACAACACCACGGCGCAAATCCAGGTCAATCCGGGTCGTTTGACCGGGTTCCTCGCGCTCGACATCACGGCGATGGCCGTCGGGTCGTCGGATGAATACTACCGCTTCCTCTTGATGGGCTCGAACGACGTGAATTGGGGCAATGGCAACATCGCCACGCTGGCGTTTGCCGAGTTCAATAGCGCGTCATCGAATGCCCTGGTGACGACCATCACCGGCGCATTCCCGACCGTGCCGCCTGCCGGCCGCGGCGGTTGGCTGCGCGCCGTGCCTTTCACCAACTACATCGGCGGCGGGTACGTCTTCCAGTACATGAAGCTGTACCTGGTGACCGGCGGCACGTCGCCGAGCGTCACGCTGTCGGCGTGGATCACGCCGTTCGAAATGAGGGTCTAACCGCCGCGCTGTCGGCAAGCTAGGAGGTTGCGATGGTTGCACGGAGCGCGGTGAAGACCGTCCATCACATCAAGGATGGCGCGGTCACGATCCCCATCATCGATGCCAATTCGGCGGTTGCCCGCTTCCCGAAGGAATGGAGCTTCACGCCCTGGGGCAAAGACGGCGCCAGGGTCGAGGTCGAGATTCCCGACGGCTGGCAGGACTTGAAGGCGAGCGACCGCATCAGTCTCGCCGTGCGTCTCGGTGCCAAGCGTCCCGGTCTGACGTCGGCGAAGGCTGACGATCTGATCGAGGCCGAGGCCGAGAAGCGCGCGGCCGCCGCCGCAGAGGCCGAGCCCGTCGAATAAATCCTCCGGGGCCGGGGGACCAAAGCCGACGCCGCGGTGTTCTCCTGCGCCGCGGCGTCGGCGCGTTGTCCGGTGCGTTGCGGGAGATGCGTCGCAGCCGCACGGTGAAGCATCCGGAGGCGCACCGTGCTGGTCGACAAGCTTTCCATCATTCAGAACGAACTCGCGATCCTGGGCGACAACGTGCCCGCGACCGCAGATGACGGCTCGCCCGAATGGAATGTCTGCTCGCCCGAATACGAGGCGGCGATCCAGGAAACCATCCAGCTTCACGACTGGAATTTCGACAGCAACACCGCAACGCTGGTGCAGTCGGCCACGAAGTCGCCCGACGATCTGTACGCCAACGCCATGGCGATGCCGAACGCCTGCCTGCAAATCATTTGGGTCCGCTTGCAGGAATCGCCCGGCGCCGACTTCCCGGCCGACTACAAGATCATCGACAACCTGATCTGCCTCAATCTCGACGGCTACAGCGCCATCGCGAAATACATGGTCGATCCGCAGACCGCCGGCACCGGCATGTGGCCGCCGCTGTTCACGCGCATCATTCGCCACCGCGTCCGCTCGGCGATCTATCGCGGCCTGCATGAAGACCCCGAGCAGGCCGACAAGGAAGAGGCCAAGGTCGAGGTGTTGCTGCAACAGGCGCGGACCCGCGTCGACCAGCAGCAACCGAAGCGCGCCACATTCAATTCGCGCGCCATCACGGCCCGCATCGTGCGCCGGCCATTCGTGCGTCTGCCGTTTAGCTGGGGCGGCACCGGTACGCCGAATTGACGGAGCGCTCCTTGTGGCAATCGCCAAGCAGCTTGTCGTCATAAACGACTTTTCCTCGGGCGAGGTCGATCCCGATCTCAAGCGCGGCGCGTCCTCGATCACGGCGACCGGCGGCCGGCAGATGTCGAACTGGCGTGTGCTCAATTCCGGCCGCAAGGCCAATCGGCCGGGCCGCTCGGCGCTGTTCCTGGAATCCGGCCGCGTCGAGGAAATCCTGATCGCGCCGACGCAGAAATTCTATCTGGCGTTCGGCAACGGGTATCTGCGGGTCTACAACGCCGCCGGGACGCGCGTCCTCAATACGGCGGTGCTGGGCGACGGTTCGACCCCGATTCCGTGGACCACGGCCACGGTGGTGAACATCGTCTACGCGGTAGCGCCGGCGCCCGCCTATGCGATCTACATCACCTATGGCGATGGCGCGCCGAACAACGTGCCGCAGGTCTTGACCTGGGACGGCGTGTCGCAAACCTCGACCTGGACGCTTGCGACCTATTCGCCGACGACGTTCTACGGCTACCAGTTGCGCACGCCGTTCTACCGCATCTCGCCGCAGGGCATCACGATGTGGCTGACGACGAGCACGCCGCCCTTTTCCTTAGCGTCCTCAGTCCCGTTCTTCACCACAGCGATGATCGGGACCTACATCCGTTTTGCCTATGTGCAGTTCCAGATCGCCAGCATCACCGACAGCCAGCATGCCGTGGTCGGCGCGCCGGGCGGCCTGCCGCTCCTGTGGCAACTGAAGTGGACGGCGGCGCCGTCGCCGTTCGCGGTCGGACAGGAAGTGATCGGCTCGGTGACCGGCGCGAAGGGCGTCATTGTCGCGACCGACGCCTCGTCGATCTACGTGCTCGGCATCAACAACGCGACGTTCACGACCAGCGACCAGATCGCGGGCATCGCCGGCACCTCGACCGTACTGACGGCGGTGAACGGCACGGCATTCGGTAGCGTGTCGGGCCAGACTTCGATCTGGGACGATCAGGTCATGAACAACTTGCGGGGCTGGCCGCGGTCCTGCTTCATCGATCAGAGCCGCCTCGGCTTCTGCGATTTTCCAGCGGTCCCGAGCCTGATTTGCTGGTCGGCGATCGGCCTGTTCGGCGACCAGTATACGGACCCACTCAACGAGACGGCCGACAACGCCATCCAGGAAATCGCACCGGCGAACGTGCGCGTGATGTACGTACAGCCGGGCATGGAATCGTCGCAGTTCGTGTTCTGCGACACTGCGATCTATTGGATACCGATTTCGCAGACGCAGCCGCTCGAACCCGGCTCGGTCAGCTTCA